CAGACCTTCGGCATAGAGGTAAAGTGGGGAACATACTACATGTCCCGCGGTAACAACATCTCTGAAATGGTAGACCTATCCGAGTACACCTACGACAAGATGGAATACCTAATCACGCAATTTGACAAGGCGCGTAAGAACGCTATATTCTTACCCAACACAAACAGTTGTCAGTACATGTGTGGACTCACCGAGTACTGCCAATTCTCTATCAAGAAGGATAAATAAATGGCCGAAGACTGGAAGTTACAAGTATCGTACAAGACACCATCAGGTGACATGATTAACGTGCGTGCTCAGACAGCAGACGAACTCAGCGTATTACTAGAGGGAATTGGTGACTACTCTCATCAAGTCGCTTCTGTACAACGTCTGATTGTAGGTGCTTACGGAGCGCTCCCTTTAGCGACATCGCCTTCAACTCAAAGCACTCCGCCACCAGTATCATCCGCTCCACCCCAGGCGCAGGCTCCGTCCGCTACGGCTCCAGCAACCCCCGTACAGGGTGGACCGACGTGCCAGCACGGACCTCGCAAGTACAAGTCGGGAATCTCCAGCAAGACGGGAAACCCGTACGCGATGTGGGTCTGTCCGATGCCTCAGGGCGCGGACCAGTGCAAGCCAGTAAACTAATACCAGAAGAATTTCCATTTTGAATTGACTAGGAAGAGAGCCAAATGAGAACACTAGTACGCTCAGTAGGACGTGCCTCTATTGGAGGGGAACCTCTTCCTAGTTCGTTCAGAGCATTTGAACAGAACAAGATTATCATACGTCGTTCAGAAGTTTCTATGTTTGCAGGAGCACCTGGAGCAGGTAAGTCTACACTAGCATTAGCGCTAGCACTCAAGACTAATGTTCCAACTCTATACATATCTGCGGATACTAATGCACACACTATGGCAATGCGTTTGGCATCAATGATTTCGGGGAAGAGTCAGTCAGACGTTGAGCAGAAACTTAATACTGATGTTGGTTGGACTAAAGCAGTCCTCCAAAAAGGAAGTCACATAATCTGGTCGTTCGAATCCTCACCAACCTTAGAAGATATCGATGAGGAAGTCCAAGCATTCGAAGAGTTGTGGGGATGCAGCCCATCTCTCATTGTCTTGGACAACCTCATGGATGTTGCCACCGATGGTGGCGAAGAGTTCGCTTCCATGCGAGCCATTATGAAGGAGTTGAAGTATCTTGCGAGAGCAACTAATGCAGCGATTGTTGTACTACACCACACTTCGGAAGCAGTTCCAGGAAATCCTTGTCAACCGCGAAGTGCTATCCAAGGAAAAGTCTCTCAACTCCCTGCGCTTATATGTACACTTGGAACTGTTGGCACATCAATGGGCGTTGCATCAGTCAAGAATCGCTATGGACGAGCAGACGCGAATGGAACACTAATGACATGGCTTGCATTTAATCCAGAATATATGTACATCGACGATATACCAGAGAATGTTTAGGAGAGGTTATGCTAATGGAAAAGACACTAAAGATTATGAAGCAGGAAGCGTACGTTCAGGGGTGGCAGGATGCAGCAGATGCAATCACATCTAAGTTTGAGGAATCGCTCCGCGGTTCAATCGAGAATCTAGAACTACCTAACTTTGAGGATGAAGATGACAACAAGGAAGAGTCACAAGGCTAGAGGTGCGACGTATGAAACCGACATCCGAGACTGGTTTAGAGCAAATGGATACGATAGTGAACGACTTGCTCGAACAGGTGCGAAAGATGAGGGTGACGTTGTTGTCCGCAAAGACTTCCTTGGAAGCATTGGCGTTATCGAATGTAAAGCCCCAGGGGCAGGCAACGCCATTGACCTTAGTGGTTGGACCAAAGAAGCACAGATTGAAGCCGTACACTACGCAGAAGCCAGAGGGCTTACGCGAGAGCAGGTAATGCCAGCAGTACTCATCAAAGCAAGAGGCAAGTCAATAGCAGATTCGTATCTAGTATTAAGGTTGGGCGATGTATTTGGTGGATGACTTACCAGACATAGTATCGGTGTTGAAGCACTACGGTGCCAACATTACACGTGCCTCTGGTCAAGTCAACATCAAGTGTCCGTTCCACAATGATAGTCATGCAAGTGCAAGTTTCAATACAAGACAGAATATATTCAATTGCTTCGCGTGTGGTATGCAAGGCAATAGCATTCAAATAATTGCTAAGAAAGAAGGGTGTGATATACGTGAAGCAAAGTCTATCGCAGAAGGAATTACTGGGGAGAGCCACCAGCAAGTACGCGGGAAGTATTCATCTGGCGGAAGATTACCTGGAAAGTCGGGGAATCACAAAGGAAGTAGCGCGTCTGGCGCGATTAGGCGTAGTAGAGGAGCCTGAACCTGGACATGAACAGTACACAGGAAGGCTCAGTATTCCGTACATTACGAAGACTGGCGTGGTTGATTTGCGTTTCCGCTCTCTTAATCCTGCCGTTGAACCGAAGTATATGGGTATGGTCGGTGTTGATACTCGCATGTATAACGTACTCGACATTGAGCATGCTGGCGATTGGATTGGAGTCTGTGAAGGCGAGTTGGACACGCTTACTATGTCTAAGTTGGTTGGAATTCCCTGCGTTGGCGTTCCTGGAGCGAACTCTTGGAAGAAGCACTATACAAGACTCCTTGCAGATTTCGAACGTATCTTTGTTTTCGCCGACGGAGATGCCCCAGGTCGTGAATTCGCAGCAAGCCTTTCTAGAGAGTTACCAGTTACTACTGTTACCTTCGGCGATGGGGAAGATGTCAACTCGGCGTACATCAGACACGGTGCTGACTTCATTAGAGAAAAGATGGGACTAAACATTGATTGAGATTCCACCATGCGCAGTATGCGGACAGCAATTCGATAACATCTTCGAAGCAACTGACCACATGATTGACGACAATGAAGAAGAGGAATTCAACCCTGAGATAATCTTACCTAATGGGTACAGGTTGTTAGTTGGCAGTCTACTACGTCAACTCTTTGACAAGGCTGATGACCCAGAAGAAGTACGCTCCATTGTACAACTAACTTACGGAACATTGTACGCAGCAGAGTCAGACATAGGTCTGATGAAGAAGTTGGTCGAGGATGCAATCATTCACGAACATATGTCCGAGATAGATTATGAATTAAAAGAACTACTAGACGAAGGAGAAGAAGATGGCAAACACTAAGTTCGTTAATGACTTGGGAGATACTACATCTGAACTGTTCGACTTGCTTCTATCGAAGCATTCAGACTACGGTCCAAAGAACATCAGTGATAGCCCTGGCGGTCCATTAAATGGGCTACGCGTACGAATGCACGACAAACTAGCGCGAATCAATAACTTGGTCGACACAAACAAAGGTCCGCAGCACGAATCGCTTGAGGACTCTTTCAAGGATATGGCAAACTATGCAATCATCGGATTGCTAGTACTGAGAGGACAATGGGATAGCGAATGAAAATCTTCGGACCATACAAAGGCAGTAAGCAAAACGGCGGGAGACCAATCTATGTCTTTAAGCGCAAGAAAAAGGACGGCACTACTACCACTACGTCTTCGAATAAGGCTCGCGTGGATTATGAGAAAGCAACGGGTAAAACCCTCCCGAAAGACTCGGAAGTAGACCACAAGAATAACAAGGGTAGAGCAGGCGATGACCGCCTATCTAACCTACGTGTATTAAAGAAAAAGGATAACGTAGCACTAGAGAACAAGCGACGCGCTGGTAAAAAGACCACCGCGAAAAAAACTGTCAAGAAAGCGGTTAAAAAGAAGCCATGAAAACTATAGTCTGTGTGTCCGATTTGCAAATACCTTATCACGATAAGCGTGCCGTTGCCAACCTTGCTGCTTTTATCAAGGCTTACAAGCCAACCGAAGTAGTATCCGTTGGTGATGAAATGGATATGCAGACTATTTCTAAATGGTCAAAGGGAACTCCACTAGAGTATGAACGCTCTATTGGTAGGGATAGGGACGAGACCACTCGGGTACTCGAGTCACTCAAGGTCAAGCATATCATTCGGTCAAACCACACGGACCGATTGTATAACACAGTTATGATGCGTGCTCCTGGGTTACTTGGGCTACCCGAGTTGGACTTACCACAGTTCCTACGCCTACCAGATATTGGTGCTACATACCATGAGAAGCCTTATGAGTTAGCACCTAACTGGTTACTTATGCATGGCGATGAAGGCTCTATGAAGTCCATTGGAGGGCTTACAGCCCTTGGTTTAGCGATGCGTACGGGCAAGTCCGTAGTGTGTGGACACACGCACCGCATGGGTCTGTCACATCACACGCAATCCTATGGTAACTCTACACCTCAGACTGTATGGGGTATGGAAGTGGGCAACCTTATGAAGTACAAGGAAGCCAAATACATCAAGGGTGGACTTTTCACATGGCAACAAGGCTTCGGTATGTTGTATGTAGATGGCAAGACAGTAGTACCAGTAACAATTCCAATTGCTAAAGATGGTTCATTCATTGTGGAAGGTAAGGTGTGGGGCAGATGATGTTACCTTGGGACAGAATTGAACCTTGGGATTATGTCATCGCTCATGTCTCTGATGAATACCATAAGAAGTATGACATGGTTGAGCGAGAGGACATTCAACAGTCATTGTATGAATGGTTCCTCAAGCATCCCAATAAGTTAGATGAGTGGGAAGCAATCGGTCACAAGGATGCCAAGAACTTAATCTATCGTTCGCTTCGCAATCAAGCATTAGATTATTGTCAGGCTTGGAAAGCCAAATCAGTTGGCTATGAAACATCAGACTTGTTCTACTATGAACCAGATATGGTTGAGGCATTACTGCCTGCAATCTTACGTGATGACTTTACTGTAATGCCAGTACTTAACCTTGGTAAAACAGGGCGACCACCAGCACCATCAGAGGGCGGTAACATGATGGCGATGATGGTCGAAATTAAAGCAGCATACCTTAAACTAAATGAGGACGATAAGACTGTCCTGTTCTACAAGTATGCTGAGTCCCTGGATTACGCTGCTATCGCCAAAGAAATGGAGATAGGTAGTGAAGATGCTGCTCGCATGAGGCACAATCGTGCCATCAAGAAGTTAATCAATCGTATCGGTGGTTACAAGCCATTCCTAGACAAGGACATTGCCGACCCAGTAACTGAGATAGACGACGAACAACCAGAGCAGATAGACGAAGCCGATGATGAGTAGTGGTACAAGTACAGGCGAGATTACCTTAATAAATAGTCTCAGTTATCTTGTCCTGTTCTGAGT